ATTTGATATGCCCTCGAAGCCAACTGTACGCCGTCCGCGTTCAACGCGTGAGCCAGTCGCTCAGCCAGAGGAACAACTTATTCCTCAAGCAGCACCAGTAAAACAGAAGAAACCAAGGAAGCCAATGTCAGAAGAACACAAGGCAAAATTAGCAATTGCTCGGGAGAAAGCATTGATTGCTCGTAGACAAAAGAAAGAGGAACGAGCGAAAGCAAAAGCGTTAGAAAATGAAGAGAAAGAGTTATTGAAAAAACAAAAGGTAAAGAGAGTACAGAAGCTAAAAGAGGAAGTGGAAGAGGCACCCGCTCCCGCTCCCGCTCCCGTACAAAAAGATAGTGGAACATGGATTACAAAGAAAGATCTTGAAGAAGCTCAATTGACAGCTATCTTAAATTATGAAACACTTAGAAAGGCAAGAAAGGCTGAGAAACAGAAACAGAAAGCAATAGAGCAACAGAAACAACAAATGAAGAATATGTTGAGAAAGAATCAACCACAATCTTATGTGTACAGAGATGGTTCCAATCGATGGGATATGTGTTATTAATTTATCGGATAAATATTAAAAGGTGTAAATAATACACCACATCAACTTCTATCTTTCCAGTAATTCAAAATTTTTAGACTTTTTTCAGAATCGGTGTAAAATTTACACCTTTTTGTTATTACAATTATTAATAGAAAATACTTATAGAATAAATATCTATTGTACATTATAATGAAGAAAGCATTAGTATTTGGAAATGGAAGATCTCTAAAAGATATTGATTTTACTACAATTGATAGATCAATCTATGATTGGATTGGTTGTACCATGGCTCTCAGACATTTTAATGATATTGATTGTCATCCCGATGTGTATGTCAATGCGGACCGTGTAGTATGTCAGAATCCAGAGGTCATCCAATATGTGAATGATAACAAGTGTAAAGCTTATTTATTGAGTGAAACAATTCGAGATCATATCTTCGATAATAAAAATATATTGACAAAAGTACATTTTATTGAAGATTGTATTAGACAAAATATCGGAATTTTTAAAATGGTCAAAAACTATTGTAGTGGTTCATCCGCCGTACTCTTTGCTCTCCAATATTATGATATTATTGATATAGCTGGATTCGATTGTGATTATGTTGAATTTCTTCCGGAATGTGAACGGCTACCCGATGGAACACTAAGAATCAAAAAAACACCCAAATACAATCCAAACTATTTTGTGGATGATTATCAAAGAGAGGGAGATATTTACAATGTTCCCAATGGAAAAACTGTACATATGAAATCTTGGGAAGAATTGAAGATTATCAAACAATTCATGAATGAAATGTATCCAGAAAATTTTCAAAAAAAGATACTTACTAATTACAATGATAAACGATCTATCAGCGAACATATTGCTACAAGAAAACTATTTCACCATCCATTGTTTAAAAAGTTAGAAAGAAAACAAAAGTTAGCATTTTGTATTCCAACTACTTCCAATACTAAGAATTGGAAAACACTTGATGAAACATATTTGTATCAGATTGGACTACCATCAATGAAGAATATTAAAGATCAAGAAATCAAGATTTATCTTGGATATGATGATGATGATAAATTGTACTCCAATATTGAATTACCAACAAGACATAATGAATTTAGTTTGGAATGGATTCCATTTTCTGACTGTAAAGGCAATCCATGTAAGATATGGACAGAATTGTCCGCAAAAGCTGTAGAAGATGGATTTGAATATTATATGTGTTGTGGGGATGATATTAAGTTTGATCCACGAGTTGAATGGGTGGGTAAATTTATTAAGACACTCAAAAAGAATCGCAATATTGGATATACTGCTGGATTCTCAAATAATGATCAGATCCCAACACAATTTTTACTCCACAAAACACATCTTGATATCTTTGGTTGGGTATTCCCCCCACAAATTAAGAATTATTTCTGTGACGACTGGATGTATGAAATCTATGGAAAACATGGTACTTGGATGAAAGATTATAAACATTACAATCTTGGAGGACAACCACGATACAATCCAGAAAATGCTCGTAATCTCTGTACTATGTTAGTCAAAAGACACAAACCAATTTTGAATCGTTTTATTAATAATTTAAATCAGAAATAAATATATATTGATATAAATATAGATGCCCAAAAAGTCATCCACGGTTCCAAAGGTACTCAAAGTAAAAGATGAAGAACCAAATGAAAAGTTTGATGACATCCATCCAAATTTACCAGCCATGCCATCACTCACTTTGATTGTTGGTTCAGTCAGAAGTGGTAAATCAAATCTCTTAGTGAATATGTTTTGTAATCCAGCATTCTATAAAGATAAGTTTGATATTGTTCGTATCATTTCCACAACAATGAATACTGATAATAAAGGAAAAATACTTTCCAAATTCTTTGATTGTTCCGATCATTACACCGATAAAATGATTGATGATATTAAAAAGTCTCAATCTCAATATGAAGATAAATCTGAAAGACCAACTTACGCTCTTGTTATGGATGATGTACTGACAAAAGATTTCAAGAAAAGTAATCAAGTGAGTTTCTTCTCCACAAGATATCGTCACTACATTGATTTCTATGTGATTGCCGTACAGAGTTTCCGTGCTGTCTCTGGAATGATTCGCAACAACGCCCAAGATGTGATTATTTGTAAACAGCAAAATACAAAAGAACTTGGAAAGATTGCCGAAGAGTACGGTGATTTAGTTGGTGGTGAAGATAACTTCATGAAACTCTATAATCAAGCCCACACAGAAAGATATTCATTTTTGTATTTGAAACTCAGTGAGAATCCAGCACAAGCATTTATAAAATTTGAAACTAAAATTTGGCCACCCGAGAGCAGTACAGAAGAAGTATTAGATATTGAAATGGATTCAGATGAAGAACTTTAATTAAAAATTTTATATAAAAAAATAATGTTGTAATTATTATAAACGAATGGATCTGTATGGCACAAACACTTCGGCTATTTCAATGGGGAACGCTCGGCGACAAGAGGTCCGTGATTACAATGATAGAGTAAAACAACACAATGATAATGTTACAGACACTATCCAAGGACTACAAGCTCAAGCAAAATCTGCGACACAAGTCCAAGAGATTAAAGATACCGCACAAGGACTATGGACTGGTAGCAAAATGCCCGATAAGATTGCTGCGTACAAAAAGTGGAAAGCAGATAGAGCAGCGGGGAAAACTGGATCAAAGACAAATCCAACTGAGAATAATGATACTGATTTAGATACACAAGCAAATGAAACACAAGCTGAAACTACTGGACCGCAAGAAACTACATCTCCACCAGAAGAAACTGTAAACGAGGGGGGAGATTCTGCCCCTGTATCCGAAGGTGAAGCGGCTGAAAATGCTGGTGCTGATATTGGAGAATCTCTCGAAAATGCCGGAGCAAAAGATGCCGGAGCAGCACTCACCGAAACAGCAGTAAAAGATGGTGGTGAAGAAGTAGCCGAATCACTTGGATCAAAACTCGCTGGTGGTCTTGGTAAAGCGGCTGGTGTCGCTGGGAAAGGAGCCGGAGCGTTAATGGGTGGAGCCATGGCTGGAATGGATCTCTATGAAGATATAAAGGGTGGAAAAATCCAAGGAAACAACACTTGGGAAAAAGCAAGTAATGTTTTACAGATTGGTGGTGGAATTGCTGATGTTGTTGGTACATTCTTCCCTCCCGCTGCTTTGCTTGGTGGAGTACTTGATCTTGCTTCGGGAGCAACAGATGCTGTTGGTGAAAAATTAGATGAAACAAAACAAGAACAAGATTTGAGCGACGAGGGAACAAAGGAACAAGACACACCCGAAGCGGCTCCCGTAATCCAACAAGCAACTCTCGCAACTGGACGTGTCCAGTAACTTTTTTGATTTTTTTTTATTTAAGATTTTATTGTTGAGTAATTTATAAAAGAATGTCTCAATATTGGAAAGCTGATGATAGTGTTCGCGTTGGTGAGAAGAAAGTTTCTGTTCCGTCCGAGAATGGACTCTCATACACCCCGGGTCAGAAGATCCAACTTTTTGTAGATTCATCTACTAAATTCATGGATGGTCGGGAAACGTATCTAGATTTCAATGTACGACTCAAACACCCAACGGGTGGTACTCCCACTCGTCTTCAATTGGACAAGTGTACTTCCACTCTAATTAAGAACATCCGCATCTATGATGGTTCTCGAGGACAGTTGCTTGAAGAGATTTCTGATTACGCAACTTATGTATCTGTAAAGTATGATTATGACAAAGACGCAAGTATTGAACAGAAGAGAGCGCTTTCTGAGTGCTGTGCCGTTCACACTCCCGCAAATCGTGGTACCGTTGGTACATCCAAGACTCCGATGGCAAATACTCTCACGAATCCATTCTTCAAGAAGACTTCGGGAGACCAAGACACCACATTCACAGATGGTGATTTCTTGAACGCAAAGGTGTGCCTCCCTCTCCACACTGGTATCTTTGCTGATTCTGAAACTATTTTCCCTGTCATGATGACCAATGGTCTCTACATTGAGATTGATCTAAATGATGCTGGACATGTTATCAAGCAGTTGGACTCGGTTCTCCGTGACACCCGCACTCCACTCAATCCATTTTTTGCCTCTCTCAATGGCTCAGATGCTCCCGATACTTGGGCAAATGGTGGTACATCGGATACTTTCTATGTTGCGGAAGACAATAATCTCTCGGGTACCGACCGTGTATCCAAGTTTCCGTTTGTTGTTGGTGAAACTTTCAACTTCTGTTTGGCTGATAACAATGGCTCTAAATCGGTAATGAGCGCAGCAATGACTATTTCTGAAATCAATCTGAGTGCGGGAGCAAATGCTTCGGGTGGTCTCATTGAAGTTAAGCACACGAGTGTCACGAACAATGGAGCAGAAATCGATGAAGATTGGGTAATGTACTCTACGGCTGTTGCTGATTCAGCAACCTATGCCGCAACATACACAGTAAGTAATGTAAATCTTGTAGTCAGTCAAGTAATGCTTGATCCGGGTTATGAGATGGGTATGATACAGAAAGTAAGAGAGGGTAAAGCAATTGAGTTTGATATTATGTCAACTACAAATCACAAACACTCTATTCTTGCTTCGGATCGTCAGACTACATTTCAGATATTTTCTCAGAATTCTCGGGCAAAGTCTCTACTGGTTGTTCCTCAAGATTCTACGGTCTACACTACGGCTCAGCTTATCTCGGGTAGTGGAACTTATGTTATCCAAGGCACAAACTACTCCAATGCTTGTGGTACTACAAAACAGTCGCAAGACACTTGTATTGCTTCTACTCGAAGTGCTTACACGGGTATCTGTGATGAGCTGTCTTCTGTTCAGTATCTTATTAATGGAAAGCGTGTACCGTCTCGTGAAATCTCTACTGAGAAGATTGCTACCAAGAATTCATTGGATGCTCTCCACATTTATGAGTTAGAGAAGACTCTGGATAACTCGGGTATTGCTCCCAAGTCTTTCAGACATTTCATGGATAACTTCTGCTTTGGTCGTGGATTCTCGGCTGGTGGTCAGAATGGTGTCATGGATCTGAGAGACAAAGATCTTGCCGTCATTCTCAAGTACCAGACTGCCACTGCTCCATCAAAGGGAAAGCTCTTCAACAGTTACATCTTCCATGTACGCAGACTTGTCATTCGTGATGGTTCTGTCGATGTAGTACAGTAATTAATTTCTTTGAATCTTCTTATTCCGTATATCACTATATCCTTCTTTTTGCCCTCCAAACTTAAATTTATGTGTTAGAATCATAGAATCATTGAAAATCTTTTTCCAATAAACATCTAAATAATTCTCTCTAGAATAGTTTTTTACAAGTCCCAGTAGACTATCAATAAATACTTGAATCAATGTATCATAAAAATGATTCTTAATTAAGTATCCAGAAGTCCATTCGGCTTGAAATACTCTATCATATGTTTCATCATATGTCTTTTTCTGTTTGATTAGATTTGATAATAGTAACATATCAAATGTTTGTGGTATGTCCATTGTATCAAATCTTTTATCTGATTTGAATATGAAATCATCTTCCAAAATGATTACACTATCGTACTTTCTTTCTTTTGCCAATGATAAACATTTAATATGTGATAAAACACATCCAATGTATCCTCTGTTTGGTGTATGAACGGCTTCAACTCTTTCATAATCAAATCCCTTTAATGTATCAATCATTTCTTGTCTTCTATCATGTCTTGATTCAAGATTGATAAAAAATATCTTTGGCACACCATAGTTAACACGCTTTCCTTTTTCATCAATAATATTCATGTTTGTTTATAATAGTCAATGTTTTTTTATTAATTTTTATTTAAGATATTTTTATATTACTAATTATAAATATGTCTACATCCCGCTACATTGAGATACGTCCAGACAACATCCCCGCCGATGGTAAAATTTCTTTCAAGAATGGATTTCCAGTACTAAGTTTCACAATCGCAGCTCAAGATGGTCTGCTTGATCCAGCAACGATTCGTGTTGTTGGTGATTTTGCCGCATACAAAGATAATCTAGCATCTCCCACTCCACTCACTGATGGTGATGGTGTATCAATGAATAACCGTCTTGGTATTTTCAGCATTATGGAAAGTCTAACTATTCGTGCTGGACGGTCAAAGATGGTATGTGAGAATATTCGTCACTACTCCAAATTTATGAATACTTATTTGGCTATGACTTCTTCTCTCCAAGATCAGATGGGTCATCTTGGACAGAGTTGTCTCATCCACCCCAACGCAACTGCTTTCCGCAAGAGTGTAGTTGAATCACCCAGTACGGATGCTGTTCAGACCAACTCTTTCTCAGCTCACTTCCCGTGTGGTTTCTTAATGAGTGGAAATATGGTCAATCTCCGCCCCGATGCCTTTGGTGGTCTAATTGTTGAAGTTATGCTCCAACCCGACTCCAATGTACTCTACAATGAAGATGGTTCGACCACGGGTATTGGAGACGCCCACTATGAACTATCCAACTTGAAACTGTGCTGTGAAGTAACTGACATTTCGGGCGCAGATCTTCCAGAGGGTGAAGAATCGGGTGTTTATGAGTACAACACTGTTACTGCTCTCTACACATCTATTAACTCTACCAACGCTCAGATTCAGTACAATCTTGCCCTCAGAAATGTACTAAGCGCATTTATGACTTTTGTCCCTGTATCGGATATTAATACACTCACTGCTGACGGACAAGTCACTGTCTATCCCTCTGGAAATGGAACTTCGGATACAGCAGTTGTTCCATTCCATCGTATCCAGTGGTTAAAGGGTGGAGTCAAGTACCCGGCTGACTTTGATTATGTAACTAACGTTCAAGACGCAACAAATACTTCTTCTCTACTACCCGATCCACAGCTAACAAAGACTTTCATTGATGCTGTAGCTCCCGACTACACATATGACAGACACTCTATTTCTGTTTCCAACGCAAACCGTGATTACAATATGGTTGAGTCGGGTACATCTGAGTCATCTTATCTAAGCATTGCCGAGGGTGGTGCTGTCACTGGTCTTGGCGTGAAGTATGGTATCGGTGGCGCTGGTGAAGATTTCAGCACCGAACAGTTTGGTGTAAGCATTGAATCTAATCTACGATCGGACAACCCGATTGGTGTTTACATCTTCATAAAGGCAAAGTCTCAGCTTGTTTACTCGCAGACGGGCGTACAATTGGTGCAATAGAGTTCAACTACCAACTGTAACTAATATGTAATTTTCTATTCATTCTTTTTTAATTATTTTTATTTAAATTTATAATATTACAACAATTATAAATAATGGCAGACAGTATGGCAGACACTATGGCACCATCCGAGGGATCAAGCATCCCGAATTTTCTAATGTTAGATCAGATTCCAGCCAATTACCAGCAGCAACTTGAAACCGATATTTTGGAACCGGTTGTATTTCAGAATGGTGGGGCAACGGTAGATGGATTCGTACGATTCACTCTCCAAAACAAAGGCTTCCTCCACAGCCACTCGAAGATATTTGTCACACTTGAACCCGCTGCGAACATCGCAAAGGGCTTTCTCCAGCCCCATGTTGGTATTGGTCAGATTATCAAGAGAGCCGTGTTGAAGATTGGAAATAAGACTCTCAATGAACTTGATTCGTGGGCTGGTCTCCACGCTGTCAAGAGTTCTCTCATTACGAATGAGAACAATGTTGAGCGTGAAATGTACACTACTGGACGCTTCTTGGCTCACGGCTTCAAGTACAATGATTCTTCAAAGGTATTTGCTGACACATATGGTCTAGAAACTGGAATGGAGTACAATGATGCTGACAGTGTTCTTGAACTTCCATCGTGGTATCAGATGGATACGGCAGCAAAGAACGAATGCCCGAGTTTCCAGATTGATCTATCTGATTTGTTTCCTTTCTTGAAAGTGAACCAGCTTCCTCTATACATGATTAAAGAAGCAATCAATATTGAACTAACTCTCCAACCGGTAGAGGGTCTGCGTATCCAGACTGATTCTGCTGATTCCGGTCAAGATTGTAACATTCTATCTTCGGATATGAAGTTCTGTGCTGATTACATCTACTACGGTGCTTCGGATGAAATGGAACGGTACGCAGCGGCAAATCCCGATCTATCATTCTCATTTGTTGATTACCGTTTGGTTGAGAACACAACGAGCCACACTGCTCTTTCTTCTACTGTTGTACGCAATCTTGGTATGGCGAATCGTATTGTTCCACGCATCATTACTCTTCTAGCCGATTCAACTCTAAGACAGAATACAATACTTGGTTCAAATAACTCTGTTTCTCCATTCACGAATGCCTCGGGAGTCCAGTCGGCTACTCTCAAGTACAATGTTCGTTACAATGATAGATTTGAGTACACTTCGGATGTAGACAATACTGCCCGTCTATTCAGCAACTTCACACAGGCGGAGGGTGTTCCATTCTTGACTCGTAGTGAATTCTCGGGACAGTCTGTTGGAGCAATTACGAGCGATGGTCTCCAAGGGAGAGCCATGGATGGTAACTTGGAGGGACAGTTCTTCTATCTATCCACTAAGCTTTCCAATGGTCGTGTTGGGGCGCGTGGTATTGAACTATACATCACGGGTTCTTTCCCATCTTCGGGTCGTGTTGTTGATCTAATGAGAACATACTGCGAGTATGTCCGTGTTGCCCGTTTGAGTGGAGGAATGATGGACGTTTATAACGCGTAGACTCAGAACGTACCACTTATTTAAAGTTTTATCACATTATATATGTATGAATAAAAATGGAAGTGACTGGATACCCGAATTATCTTATTTTTAGAAATGGTGCCGTACTTTCAAAGGGTAGTTTTTTTCACAAACCAAGATTTTTAAAACATTGTATGAGCCAACACGGATACAAAGTAGTTAATTTAAGAGATGGTAAAGGAGGTGGAAGACCACAATTTATCCATAGACTATTAGCAGAAGCATATATTCCAAATCCCGATAATAAGCCATTCATAGACCATATTGACAGAGTGAGAACAAATAATTCATTATGTAATTTGAGATGGGCAACAAGAAAAGAGAATAATAATAACATGAGTGAAAGAAGATTGAATAAAAATTCTTCCACGGGGCATAAAAACATCTCCCGTACTGAAAGAGGATATAGATTTGTGAAAAAAATAAATGGCAAAACAATCAGAAAAAGATTTAAAACACTTGAAGAAGCCATTGAATATAAAAATTCAATCAAAGGTTAAAACAATTGGATTCTCGGGTGTACTCCAACGAATCTTAAAATCAGACATAGTACCCTTTTTGATAGTCTTTTTTTCATCTAAATTCTTTTGAACTTGTGGACTAATTAATGGAATAAATTCAGTTTTTATCTTTGGATCCAAATTAATTAATCTACAACATCTTCGAACACTTGGAATATCTCCGAACTGCTTTATGTAATCCATATCATCTATTAATTCTCTCATATTGTTGTACTTTGTAACAGTGATATCATAATTACATTTACAATAATTGATAATTTGTTTACACAATATCATAACTTGTTGTTTCTCTTTAATACTCAAACTTTTCTTTGGATTTTGATTCTCAAGATAAACTAACAATGCGTCAACATTTGAAATATTATGAAAGTTAGTTTTTGGTTTCCATTTCTTGAAATCACATTCTTTAAATTTCCGATGAATATCTGCTTTATTATCTTGATGACTAAATACAATTGGGATATCTAGATCATTTATTATTTCAATAAGATCAGTCTTACTGTGACTTTTGTGGATAATCATGCTATATATATAGTACAATATTTTATTTATTTAAATCCAACATATAAAATGTAGAGTATAGATATACTATGCCTCGTAAAGACGGAGAACTAACAATTGGAGAGATTCGTGAGCTTGTGAAAGCACATAGAAAGTTATCAACAATGCCACCACCCCGTGGATTGACAAGAGCGCAATTAATAGATTGGGCAAAGAAAAAGGGGTACGATTTGGATCTTAAAAATGGAAAAATCAAGAAAACAAGATTATATAAGAAAACTATTACTCTTGATGTGGCAAAAGAAGTGGATAAAGATAAAAAAGAAAAAGCAGCTTTAAAACAAAATAAAAACAATTAAAAGTGTAAAATTTACACCCCATCAACTTCTATCTATCCAGTAATTTATTTTTGAACCACTTTTTTCAGAATCGGTGTAAAATTTACACCTTTATTTTTCTTCTTTTTTGGCATAATTAATAATACTTCATCTTGATCAAATATCTTCAACTTTATCAATGCCATAATAGCAATACAAGTAGTTTTCAAATCGATATCTGATACGGGTTTATTTCGTACTTTTTTACTCATTATTGTATTACACCAAAGCATCAAAGCTTGAATGATTTCAATTACTTTCATTTTGTTCTTTCTCATGTATTTAAGTATGAGATCATCTCCAAGCTTAGTATAATCTTTCATATTCCATTTTCCCAAAGGAATTCCCATTACCAATTTGTTTTTCCAAAAAAAAGTTACACTTCCATTTTTTCCCTCAATGACTACCATTTAGTTTCTATACAATAACATAGATATTTATTTTTAAATTACTTACGCACGGTGTACCCGCTGTCGCCCATACATACTACCATCCATCGCATACCACATGAATGTGATTGTCTTTTTTTGTGAATCATCTTCAATCCATAGTTCCATCAATTGTGGACTGCGCAGATTATTTTGTGCTGTTGTCCGTGCGTGTGTTGAGTATTTGAGTCCATGAGTCACTTCCAACTCCATCAGAAACTGAATTCTACCAACTTCACAGTCAAACTTGAGATCAGTATACTTTGTGGTTCCATTTACAGTTTGTACCTCTCTCTTGGCATTATCTGATTGTAGAGTGTCTACGACTGCTGCGGAAAGCTCATCCACTTGTGTATCCTCTACAACCACATCCTCCTCTGGCTCATCTTCTGATTCTTCTTCATTACAACCACAGAAATCATTCTCACCGATTTCTTCCCTCTCTCCCTTCTGTTTCAGTTCCTCTGCCCTCTCCTTCGAGACTAAACACTTTCCCTCCCAACCACATTCTTTACAGAAAGCAGATACTTCTTCTTCTTCTTCTTCTTCTTCTTCTTCATCAATGAAGAATTCTTCACATAGACGCTTTGCTAAGTCGGTATCCTGTGTATAATCATCTACATCTTCCTTTGTAAGATTATTCATCATATTACACTCGGGGTCAACAGCATTCACGAAACATCTGTAGTAGTGAATACGAAACTCAGACTTCTTAGCATCTTCTTTGAGTTCCTTGTTCTCCTCTTCAAGCTCAACCACCCTCTTCTCCAATCCGGTGATGTACTCGATGATTTCCTCGAATCCAGCGAGCAGAGTTGGGCGAGACATCTTTCGTGAAGAGAGTTGGTGAAAAGTGGATAGAGTAGTACAAATGTGTGAAGTACGGCTCTTGTTTGATTGTTTAGATGATGGATCGAGAGTCAGAATCCAAATCAAATTTATCTAATCGTTTTCAATGCGTTAGC